TGTGTAAGCCCATGGCACTTCTGCCCATACATACATATCAACGGCACGAGTCCATGCGCTTGCAGAGGCTACATAGATGCCGTTTTCAGATGCTGTATTTTGATTTTTTACCAATACTCGGTTACCAGCTAATACTGAATAACCATCAATGGTTTGCAGACCTGACAAAGTAATGTTGGTTAAAGTGCCTACTTTACAAGCAGCTTTAGGATTTAAGCCTTGAGCTACAGTATCAACATAAAGTTTATTAGCAATATCAATAGCATTAACAGGACTATTTGCAATAGTGCCTGTAGTGGTAGCAATACTTGTAAAGTAACCAGCAGCAGGAACAGAACCACCAATAATAGAACTATCAATAGTGCTATTAGTAATGGTTAACCCTGATTGAATAGGATTAATAGTTGCATAAAAAGGCTTACCTTGGCCTATGAAAGTTTGAAAATTTCCATAAACATCAAAGTAAGCCTGAACAGGCAACAAATTCTGAACTACAGAATTGGCTGGATTAGCCATGTTTAAGCCTTAATAAGCGAAACAATTAACTAAAACAACATCTCCAGCAGACATATTTGTAGCAGCACCTGTTGTTACAGAATAGCTTGTAAATGTAACTGAAGTAGTTGAGCTTGCTGTTAACTGCAAGAACAATGAATTACCATTAGTTACATCAGCAGCAAAAGCAAGCCAGCCATTTACTGCAGTTGGCAAAGTAATAGAACCATTGGCTGCGCCACCAGTACCAACAACAATCTTAAAGCACATTGTATTGGCTGCTGTAATAGTTGGACTTGTACCCCATCCTGAACCAAGACTAGGCAAAGTTGCGCTACTAGCAAGCAAATTACCACCCATTTGAAATACAGAAGGGTTAATGGTATCGCCAGTAAGAGGAGGGCTAAAAAATTGACCTCCTGGGCCTACTAAACCTAAACAAACACCAGCAGAATTAAACTGGGCCTGAACAGGCACATTTTGAACTGTTACTGTAGAAGCTACTTGATTTGAACTCATTATGCAATTCCTTCACCAGGGGTAATTTCAAGGCTAGTAGCTGTTCCTGCAATAAACCAAGCATTTGGTGGGATACCGCTAAATACACCAACTCCATTAGGCTGAATAGTAAGCACATTAGCTATACCAGTAGCTGTAGGAGTTGTTGCAGCAGGAGTTACTGTAGCATCGCCTGGCTCTTGTGGTGACCAGCCCACTCGAACCAATCCATTGGTTAAATTGATAATCCGATACCCTGAAGGGTACACATTGTTATTCGACTTAACCTGAACAGGAGAAGTGCTTACTAGGTAAGTTGGGCCAAAAGGCGCAAAAGCTGAATCATAAGCCATGTTTTAACTCCTTAAACTACACTAGCTGGGATAGGACTATCTTCGCAAGTAGAAATTTTAAGCAATAAATTACCAGCAGTTTGAGTTGCTGAAGAACCAGTAGAGTTTACCAATCGAACAACAACTTGATTTGCTGTATTGGTATAAGCATTTCCAATAGAAATACCAGTTACCAAAGCAGCATCAAAAGCAGCTTGAACAAAATCATTAGGCTGAACACCAGGAACAGTTAAAGTTACATCTGTTGTTGTGCCTGAAATAGTTGTTGATGGGAGTGTTACTTGGACAATGGATTGGGCAATGATATTGCCACGACAAACAGTAGTCTTAGACATAATTTTTCCTTTAAATAAGGTAATTCAATTATAGGTTATTCAAGAAAAAAAGCCACACTTTTTGGGCATGGCTTTTTTCTTTTACTTCATGGATTCTTAATAGAAACCTGGGCTTAAATCATATCCATAAATATACACATCAACAGTCGCAGTAGCGAATGCCGTAGAGATATTTACATATACAGTTTGTGCTGATTGTGCTGTATTAGGATTTGAAGCTGCTGAAATAGTTACATAAGATGGAGTAGTTTGACCTGTCAAAGCTGCTGCTGTCAAAATACTTGTTGTGCCACCTTTATTAACTGCTGTGTAAACACCTAAATTAACAGAAGCTACAGATTGTGTTGCGCCAGCATTGTTAGCATTAGCTACCACTACTGAAACAGGAACATAAAGTGCGCTGTTGTTAATTTGAACAGCAAAGTCTGCTGCTGCTGCGGTTGAAACACCTTTCAACACACCTAAAACTCGCAAAGCCTGTTGGCTATTTAGGTTCGATGGGTGGGTCGAATTTTGGACTGCTGGGCCTGGATTTGCCATGATTTTATTCCTTAAATTTAGTTAAAAGGGAAGGGCTTTCGCCCCTCCGTTTATTAAGCTGCTACTCGGCAAGCCAACTCTGGGTAGAGTGGGGCCCAACCATACAGAACATCAACACGAGTCGGAATCGAATCATTGTTAATAGTGTATTGGCGCACGACTCGCATGGACAGACCAATTTCTTTGTCTGATGCACGACCAGCAAAATGAACACCTTCAGGCAACTCTAAGTCAGCCATAGCCATTGTGAATGCATTGCGGTGCATTACGATGTTTTGTGGAGAAACAATACCATTTCCACTTGCATTGTATTGTGATGCAAAGAATGTCACAGCAGCAGTTGCTGATGGGCTAGGGATGCTCACATTCTGGAACTGACCACCGCTAATAACAGCAGGAGAAACAGTTACAGAAACAGAAGAACCAGAAGCCACAGAAACAGCAGACTTAACTACAAATGAACGAAGTTTGTTTGTGCCATAAGCTTGACGATTTTGTGGGTTAACTGCATACACACCAGCGATTTGGAATGTATCACCAGCATTCAAGTTGATTGTGCCAGTATTAGCAGCAGTCAAAGTGATTGTGGATTGTGAAGCCCAACCAGAAGTCAAGAAACCAGTTGCAGTTGTAGTTGCAACAGAAGCAGTAACAGTAGAGCTAGAGAAGTTACCAAAAGTTTGTGACACGATGTTTTGGTCAAGTTTCCAGTTCATACCGCCAGAATCGCGACCCATCAAGCCCTTTTCATACTGCATACCAATCTTGTCATTAGGAACAAACAAGCCTTTCAAGCTATCAACAATAGTTGCAGATGTAAATGGCTCAACGATACAGCTTCTACGACCATCACGAGGTGCGCCTTCAGAATCAAGGTAAGCCTGTGCTGACAAGTATGTATACAAGCCAGTTGGAGGAGTACCAGCAGTACCAACGATGTTTGCTGTGTTCAATGCTGCTGTAGTAGTACCATCAAAGTCGATTTTGTTGGCAATAGCTGCAACGGCTGGCTTAAGGATGCGGTCAGAGAACATATCCAAAGACAAAGCTAAGTCCTGGGTGGTAAATTGAGTATCCACATGGAACTGAGTGCTTAAAGTTACAGGTACAGAAGTTTCATTCAAATCTTCCACATTCAATGCAGGGCCAGTAGTACCGATGAAACGGCCTGGTCTGCGGACATTGACTGTTGCGCCAATTTTTGCGCCAACTACAGCGAACTGGTCATCATAGTTGCGGTCAACTTCAGAAGTGAAAGTTAATTCATTTTCGAGAACCATTAAGGCCTCATTAGTAATCTTGCTAATCGTCAATAAAGTATTTGACATTTTAAATCTCCAAAAAAATTAGGTTTATCTAACCTTGCCAGATTGCCTTGCAGCTTTCCATTGTGCATAAGTCCCATGAAATTCACCATTGGTGTCCACAAGAATATCTGCTCCAACTTTGCCACCACTAAGCGGTCTGATAGGGTCAGGTGCTTTACTTCCTGAAACAATCGCCTTTACTTTTTCAGCTTTTGGCTTTTCTGCCTTAGCTTCAAACTTAGCCTCAAGTTTGCCAATTTCTTTCAGAGCTTTAACAGAATCCATTTCTGTTAATTTGCGAGCATAATCTTCATCAGAAGCAAGTGCATATAAGACTTGAGGCCCTACATCACTTTCAAGAATTGCTTTTTTGATTTCATCGCTAACCACTACATCACTTGATTGAACAATTCGGTCAAAATCAGGCATTTCTTCTTTTGCTTTTTCAAGCTTCTTATTCCAAGATTCTATTTTCTTGGCTTCAGCTTCTTGAGCTTTGCGACTAGCTTCTTCTGCATCCCTTCGCAATAAAGCATTTTCTGCACTCCATTCCGCTAATGCCTCTGCATATTCATAAGCATCATTAAACTGGTCTGCTCTAGGTTTACCTTCAACTACAGGTTTTTGTTCCTGTTGCTCAGGGTTTACCCTTGCTTCATAACTCCTTAGCTTTTCTCTAAGCTCTTGAGCTTCAGCTTCCGCTTGTTTAGCTCTTTGAGTTACCTTATCGAATCGCTTATTTAGCTTATCTTTAGACTTTTCAGGGTCTTGTTTCTTAGCTTCTTCCTTTGCTTCTGGTTCACTCTGTTCCTGTTCCTGTTCTGGCTCTGAATCTTTCTTTACAGATTCAGCCTCAGCTTGAGGTTCTTGGTCAGCTAAACCTAATCTTTCTGCATAAAAGGTTGTTGCATTGTCACTTGTTATTACATTTGATGCTTCTCTTACAACTTCTGATTCGGCCATGATTTCTCAAGCTCCAATTTAAGTTAAAAATACTACTAAAAATAATTCTTGTCTATTTATTCCGCTTTAGATGCTTTTTTAGTTTCTTTAGCAGCAGACTTTAATAAAGATTTTTGTTCTTTCAAAGCCTTTTTATCTAATCCTGCGAATGGATTGACAGGCTGGGCTGGCTCATATTTCTTGCCAGCTCTGCGAGCCATTTCTTTCATTTTCCACTCTAATGCATTATCACCTGTAATTGTTGGCATATTTCCTCCGATTGTTAAATGCCTCTTTCGATTGTTTCATCTAATGCTGCTCTTTCACTTCTTAAATCTAATTGGGCCATGACTAAAGCCAGTTGTGCCTTTAATTGCTCCACTTCTAGCTGAGTTTGAGTCTTAATAACTGTGTCATGGGCCTGAGTATCGGTTCGCATTCTAGTATCTTCTCTGCGAACTTCCATCTCCATTTGAGTTTTTTGCAGCATAGCTTTGTCTTTTTGCTCTGCAACAGAAGCCCCATATTTCATATCCAAGGTCATCTGCTGAATCTGTTGTTGCAACTGTTGGATAACAGATTGAGATTGTTTGAGCTGCATCTGAGCTTGTGGTGGAATATCGGCTTTTTCATCAATCTGAGCCAATGGATTAGCAGCAGCCAAGCGGTCAGCAATAATGTCAGCACCAGGGAAGTCCATATTTCTAAAGACCAAGTCACCTGCTGTTTGCATCAAATTAGGGTCAGCAGTCAATAGAGTCATCATAGAATCTACCGCTTCTTGTCGCTTAGAAGCATAGCCAGGGCCAGTTTCCATCACAATGTCATATTCACCAGTAGTTACATCATTCAAAACTCGGTCTACACCTTGTTCATCTTGAGTCTTTTGGTTAATGCCCACTAACTCGCCTTTACCATCTGCTCCAATGATTCGCATTACTCTTTCTTCAGAATAAATATGAGGAATTAAATCCAAGCAGATTCGACCAGACTGCCTAATTGACCTTGTAAGGTTGTCATAGTAGTGGAAATTGGTCATGTCAGTTTGTTGCTGTTGACCATTTAGAGCTTTTCCAGACTGCATACCTTGTGGCAACTGAGCAGGGTCATAAATACCGACAACTGCCATCAAGTCTGAATTTAAACCTTGGAGAGCTGTAACCATTCCAGTAGGAGGTGGCTCTGGCTGAATCCTTGTAGGAACTGGAGCTGGAGCACCTTCAGAGTCTTTTTGCTTATAGCGCAATACAGGCATAGACTTAATATTGGCCTGATTCCACTCCATTTCATGACCTTCATCCTGACCTTCTGCAAGGAGGAATTTAGCCTTTGGAGCAAGGGCAACGGACTCGGTAAGAGCAGTTGACCAGAAGTTATACATTCTTTGTGGGTCTTTAGCCATGCGAGTAAGACCAAACTTCTTCTTCTTACTGTCCACAATGAGTTGTTGACCATATACAGGCACAACAGGAATATAGCGACCAGGCCAATCTTTTTGGTCAAGGATTTGCATTCCTGTTAACTTGCACCACTTAATCTGTTTTTTAATGGTTTCTCGCTTAGAAACTACATAAACCCCTGCATCTTGCATCATGATTTCGGATGGCTTTTCATCCTCAAAACAAGTTGTGCCATCAGATAATAGGTAAAGCTTGGTGCGAATATGCTCGGTATAAAAGTATTCAGCAATGCGAATATCTTTTTTGGTAATCCATTCTGATTGTGAATCGCCTGTGCCACGAGGGTTAAAACCACCGCCATCATCTGCACCAGGGTACATTTTGCGGAATGATTCTTTGCTGATAACCTCGGTAATTAAGCACTTTTCTGCATCTGAACCATCAGGCTCATTGGAATTAGGGTCAAAATAGACCATGAAAGGGTTCTCAATGCGCTTTACATAGATTTCCTGTTCCATTGAATTAGGTCTTGGAAAATCATGAACAATGCGCCAGTAACCCCAGCCCATCCGAACTGCAAAGTCAAAAGCATTGTCATAAGCTGCATCAGCATCTGATTGGTTTTCAATATGGCGCAATATTCCAGTAATAACTTCGGCTACCTTTTCATCGGATTCGGTATTCATGCCATGAGCTACCATCCGAGGTCTTTGTTGTCTTTGCTGATTGGCTATTTGTCGGCAATAGGCATCAATCTTGTTGATGGTCAAATATGGTCTAGATTCAAGCAGTCGGCTATTTTGAATCTCTACAGGCCATTGGTCACCACCAGCGAATTTAAGGTCATCTAAGGCCTCAACTCGATTATTAGAGTCATTTTCAGAACAGAAGCGCAGGAACTGTTTAGCTTCCTCGATTACTCCTGATTCATAGTCATCGCCATATTCGGTGGAATAGACACCACCATTGCTTTCTACATTCATTACCATAATGTTTTCCTATTAGCTCATCCAGCTTGTAACATCATAATTCATGGGCTTTCTTTTGACTACTTTCTTTTCTTGAATCATAAGCCCTATGTATCTGAAAGCATCTGCTCCATGCGAATACTGGTCATGGACAGGCTTTTGACTAAATGCTTTAGTGTCTGGGTCTACATCATATCTGTAGTGTCTTAAACAATCTAGCCCTGCAGAGGTATTATTCTTGTCAAAATAGCATGAATTAAATATGGTTCTAGCAGCATTGATGGAGTCAACAATAGGCACTCTTTCAATGATTCTGACATTAAATCCTGCAGCTCTGACTATTTCTTCAATACTTCTGCCATTACTAGCGATTGTTTTGTTTCTAGCATCATGGGGCAGATATAAGGTGTCATAGACATAACCAAAGGTCTGCATCTTTCCAAGAATCTCACTCATAGTTGTCTGAGTGGTTTCATAGTATCGAATAAGCCTGGTTTCCATGCCTATGAACTGAACAAACCATATAGCAGTAGCATCGGCCCATCCAATATCAAATACTGCCATTACAGGCTTTATAGGGTCATAAGGGACATTGCATATTCTGTTGTCTGCTTCTGCCCTTTGCATCTCTTTAGCAAAGACTGCTCCATCAATGGTAGACCGAGTAAAGCCTTCCCAGACATTCTGATAAGCCTCAAAGTCCCTATTCATTAGGGATTGCCTCTCTAGGTCTAGGACAGCAGGAAACCAAGGGTTGTCATTCCAGTTAACTTTTTGCACTACAGCATTATCAGGAGGATTCAAAATGAACCGCTTATAGGTTTCATCGGTAGGCAACTCAGGGTTAAAAGTAACCCAAATCTCGGAGTTTTCCTTACGGATGGTAGGAATCAGAATATCCCAGCTTAATTTTGAGATGTTATTAGCTTCCTCACACCAACAGTAATCTATGCCCTCGATAGACTTTAGGCCATTGATATTGTTCTTAATGCCAGCAAAGATAAACTCTGTGCCATTCTTGCCCCTAATAGTGCTTTGAGTCACCTCATAATGGGCTTCTAGCTTTAGGTCATAGATTTGGTCTACAAGGAGCTTATGAACAGAATCCTTGATTGAGGTCTGGAACTCACGAGCACATAAGACTCGAATAGTCTTGAGAACTCCCTTGCATAGCAACATTCGGGCTACAGAGTGCGATTTTCCACCCCCTCTACCGCCATGTAATATTCTGTACCGACTATGTTCTGGTTCAACTAAGCATTTAAGCTTTTTAGGGAATTGAGGCCAAATAAAGCCTGATGTATCAATCTGGCTTGACATTGCCATCCACGAACATGAAGCCAATGCCCTTTACAAACTCTGCTCCATCAGGGCCACTAATCTCTGTAGCTTGGACAGCTTTGCCATCCATTCTGTCAATTACTTCTTTCACAGCCCAAGGTTCTCCCTCTACTGCTGCATCTACAAGCTTCTCTGTAACCTGTCTTAGCTTTAAAGCATCATTTTGAACAAGAACTTTTCTCAACTGGTCAGAAAAGAGTTTCCCTTTCCTCGCATTCTGATTGCCCTTTAAGCTCTCAGCAATCTTCTCATTCTTAGAAATAGTTGTTTCGGTTTCCATGTCCATGATTTAATTAGCTTTAGGTTAATGATTGTTAACTTTAAGTTAATGGTACTACTCATTGTCCATACTGTCACTATTAGCCTCTGCTTCATTTACATCAGCTTGGAAAGTAGGACTATTAATGAGGTTTGTATATTGGTCTTGAAGCTCTTGTGGAACTCCTGGTTGTAATACTAAAGCATTCATATCTGCCTGAATTTCTTCAGTAGATTGAGGTACTGGATAAGGAAGGTAAATATTAGGAGTTGTCATTATTCTGGCTCTACTGTAGTTTCTGCTGGTACTTCTGGAGTTGGCTCTACAGGAGTCATTTGCTTTGCTACTTCAGCATTGGCTTTTAGGATAATCTCATCATGAAGCTTTTGCACCAATTCCATTGGGAGCTTTCTCAATCCAGCAAGAATTAGCTCTAATTCTGCGGTTGTATGCTCAAAAGTGATTTTTAGGTCTTTGATATTCATTTTTTACCTTTTTTTGCAGCTTCTTTCTTAACGGCATAAGCAATAGCTACTGCCTGCTTTACTGGTTTTTTGCCTTCTTTGACTTCTTTGGCAATATTCTCTTTAAAAGCCTTTTGGCTGGTTGATTTCTTTAGTGGCATGGTTTTGCTCCTAGTGGTTGCTTTCTTTAAGGCTGGTTTAGGTTTTGGTGCTTGCTTGTTTAATGCTTTAGCCACATCCTCAGTATTGAAGTTTTTAGGCCACATTTTTGCTATTTGCCTGGCTCTATAGTTGTAATAGGCCCATGCGATTACAAAGATTGCAAAGGCTGTAAAGACTAATGACATGACTAACTCATCCGACATTTTGGGCTTCCTCAAAACAAACATCCTGCCAACTCATCACCAGATACTTAACCCCATCTTCATAGTAAGGGAAGTATTTGAGATATTCCTCGCCTGGGTCATCATTCATAGTGCCAAAGCGGATTCTTGCTCCAACTTCAATAGGCATATCTTCTCTGCGACCACCTGAAAGCTTTTTACCAGGGCCAACAGCAATGACTGTACCCATGTTTTCGACTTCTTTGTTATCAACAATAATGATGCTAGAAAGCTCTCTAACATCAGGTTTGACTACAATTTTGTCTGCTAATGGCTTGAGTTTCATGATTTTCTAGGCCTTCCTGGTTTCTTTTTTGGTTGTTCTTCAGTAAAAGTAACAGTCAATCCAGTTGTTATGGCTTCAATAACATGGTTTTTAATGGGTTGCCATTCCCCACACCAATCTTCATTGGCTTTGTTTTGTGAAATTGGGTATCTTTTGCAGACTCCCATTCTTTCCCCAAAAGAAAAAAATCGACACAAATTGCAAGTGTCATTATGCTCTTTGTTAGCCACAGTTTCTCCGATTAATTGTGGTTAGAAAGCCCTGTTAGCGCACGACTATCAGGGTTTTCGCTTTTTTACTTCTTAGTTCTTTTTCTCATACTTATCTTCCATCGCATAAGTTGTGCGCTTATGGTCATAGCAGATACCAGCAGTACGGCCTGTATTGAACTCTTTGTCAGAGCCAATAGCATCTTCTTTACCCATTGCAACACCGCCACGATGAGATTTTTCCATTCTTTCGCCAGACATATCTGCCTTGCCAGCGCCTTTAGGTACAACTACACCCTTGGCAGGAATACCTGCTGTAGAGTTTGGATTACTTGTTTTGCCCATTGCCATAATTTTTCCTTTTGCAAAAGAAGCTGCAATATCGCAGCTCCTTATATTTTGCCTTATTGGTTACCCATGTCAAGCACTTTAAATACTGGTTGATTTTTAAAAGAAATTGCCATATTTTGAGCTGAATCATGATAGCCAGAATAACCAGCTTCTTTAATCATTCTTTCCCAATCATTAGCTTTAGTTTCTGCATCAAGAATATTAAATTTATCTCGATTAAATGTATCAGCCATTTTTAATAAATTATCTGGGTCTTTTCTTACATCATAAGAATTTTCAATATTCGATTTATATTGATTTGGGCCAAGACCAGGCTCTTTCATCTCTGGGTTTAAGTAAAAATGAGTCCTGTCTTTAACAGCTCCAGGGGCTCTTAGTCTTTCAGCTTCCTGGCCTCTTATACCAAAACCATACTTTTTAACATCAGTCTGGCTTAAATTTGGGCTATTGCTCCAATGAAATCCTTCAATAGTTTGACCATTTTCAGGAACTATATGTTCTTTCATATAATTTGGAACACCACCTCTGTAATCTAATTCAAGCATATCAGGGGGTAATGCCAGGCCTGTTTGTTTAGCATATTCCCATTGACCGCCTAATTCCCTAAGCTTTCTGTCCATTTCTGAGGTATCTTGGCCCATTTTTTCGGCTGCTGTCTTTTCTACCCTCATCAAGGCCATTTCTTTTTCAAGGTCTGCATTGATTCCAGAATAATTTACAAAGCTGTTTTGACCTCTGGTTTCAGAAGCAGCAGCTATTTGAGCCAATGGGCTTAAAGTTTCTTTGTGAGCTCCATAAGCCAATTCTTCACCTTTTCTGCCAAAGGTTGAGCCTGTAGTGCCATGACCAATATAGTCATGAACTGCCCTAAATTTTTCATTAGTATTTAAGCCATAGTAAGGGTCAAATTCATTGAGAAAAGGATGCTCCTCACCACCTCTAAAAACATACATATGGTTTTTATTAAGGGCATCATCTAGCATTTCTCTAGAATTAGCATAATTGGCATTGCCACCATGAAAAGAAAAATTAACCCCTTTATTCACTAAATTATCAAATTGCTGGTTTACTTCTTGGCGCAAAGCCCCATAGGATTTATGAACCAAATCATCATAATTTTGAATATCATGCTTTGCTAATAGTTCAGGATGCTTTGCTTTGTAATCCTGATAAATGGCATCTTTTAAAGCTGGACTTACATCATCCTTAGATAATGTTTCATAAGCCCTGGCAATAGGATGTTGTTTTAAAAGGGATGAGCCTGGCATGGCTTTGATTTTTTCAATGTCAAAGTCTGGGTTATGTTCTTTGGCTATTTGGATGGCTTTATTTTGTTCCTGACCATTGAATGCACCGCTTCCTTGTGACTCTCTAAGTTTTCTATTTGCAAAGCTTGTTTGAAGCTTTTCTTGTCCAGAAGTGGCTTGATTCCATGCTTTTTCATTACTCTGAGGTAATCCTGATATTCGTCTAAATTGTCCTTCATCTTTATATCCTTTTTCTAAATTTTCTGGATTAAATATCTGATAATAAGTTCCTCCTGTCATATCAGTATGTTTTACACCTTGATACCCTTGGCTAATTAGCTGATCTGTAAAATATTTGTCTGCCTCATCTCTAGATGCAAGTTTTACTTTTCCTTCATCAATTAACCTTCTTACAACAGCACCCTTGCCTGTAGCTGCTACTTCTCCAATATTAGGATTGGTAGTAAACCAAATACTTCCATCAGCAGACTTTGCAATATCAAAACCTGCTTTTTCAATTTGTTTAGCTGCTTCTTTGCTTGTTCCATGAAATATTGCTGTTGCTCCCATAAAGTTTGGCAAATAATTTTGAGTAAATTCTTGCATTGCTTCTGGGTAATAGTTTGGATTTGGCTTGCCTAAAAAGTCAGTTTTATACAATCCAGCCATAGTTTTATCCATAGCTCTTTGATTTTTTTCAAAGTTTTCAGGCCATTCTTTCCAATATTTGTCTAATTTTGTAGACAAAGTTTCTCTTTGATTTTTTAATTTTTTATTATCAAATTGTTTTTGAATTTCATCTGCTAGAGCCATGATTAGTCCATATCGAGCATTTTTATAAGGCGAATAGCAGCATCTACCGAATCAATTCGGCTTACTGCCCCTCCCCTCCATTCTTGCATGAATTTGACTTGTGGATCAGTAAAAGTTGCTTTGGAATCTCGCTTTATTTCTACCAATACAGACTTACCTTTATACCCAATGAGTAAATCAGGACAGCCACGACCAACAGTTGATAAATTAAGCACAGAAGCTCCAAGCGCAATAAAAGTATGCACAAGTTGCTTTTGGTTTTCATCAACTCGCTTTTTATAGTAAGTCATCTAGTAATGCCCTAGTTTTCTCAATGAGCTGCTCTGGTGAAAACCCCCAATAAGAAGTGAACTTTTTAGCCCCAAGCGAGTGATAACTGGTATCTCCAAGGCGATGGTGGTAAGCGCAGAGGGGGATTGCAGGAGCAGTATCTCGCTTTCCCCCAAATCTTCTGACATGGTGGATTTCTGTAGGTGTATCGGTTGTTTCAATTCCATGTTGCCTGCACAATATGCAGCCCAATCTCGCCAGGCGAGCATATTCATCCTTTTGTTTTTTAGTAGTCATGAGCTACATCTTCTAGTTTTAATGCTGCTTCTACAATTTCATTGGCTATTTGAGCTGCTTTATCTTTATCCTGTGAAATCATCGCAGAATAATACTGTTCTAAAAGCTTTTTTAGGGTCAAGTATGGCAAGCTGAAGTCTTTCATGTTGTGTCCTTAAATTTAAATTTCTATAAATAACCCCATCATGCCATTGCATATCTACCGAATTTTCATATAGCTCAATGATTTTATTGGGTTTTACCCAAATAGGGGCTTGTTTTTCTTTAAAACAAAAAGCATAAATCAATGGAGCTTCATCTGAACTAAAGGCTTCCACCATTTTAGGTAACAACTCAAACTCTTTTTTCTTAAAATTATCTGTTCCCTTTACAGCAATTACATAAGTTTTTCCAAAAGAATTAGTAATTACATAATCTGGAAGGTTTCTAAGAATGGGATTTATTCTCCAAAATTTAGGCACATTATTATTTTTTTCATCAAATCCAAGCCTTTGAAATTTTGTATCAAAAACATTGCAATATTTTTCAAATAAAGCTTCTCCATCACTTTTAGCAGTAGAAACCCTTTCAATATAAGAATTTCCAGAATGGCTCATATACCACCTTGTCTGCGATTGCTGGATAAAGTGCGCCAAATATCAATAATTCGCTGTTCATGCTGCCTTTCATTATCAATTTTCTTAAATTGAACATAAGCTTGTAAATGAGCATCTAGAGCATCGGCATATTTCTGGCTCGCTATGGCTTTTTGTTCCCTTTCTGACACTCCCCCCTCAGAAAGTAAAAAAGAATGCGCCTTGGCCTGTTTAATGCCTTCTGCAAGGTAATTTACCTGTCCACCAAGTGCAGCATGAAGCTCATTGGTTTCAGCAAGCTTAGTTAAAGCCATTTCTACCCTGTTTTCATCCAATTTATCTAAATTCATTTCCATTCTCCATATTCATAGGCTCTATTGCCTTTAAGCCATTGTTCTTCAAAATCCCTTACCAACTGCCAATCAAACTTGCTTTTGCTCATGTATTCTCTAAAAGCTTTTAAACCCCATTGTCTGCGCCACATAATTAGCTGACGAACAGCGCAGCGATGCTTGTGCTTTTGCTCATCCATTGGCCTTCTTCTTATCCCTAAAATCCAAGATAAATTTCTTCATCTCAAAATAGCTGTTAAATCGAGCTTTCGAAGGGTCACCTCCACATTCGACCCTATATGCCTCCTCAATCTGTTTATCGCTTCCTAGGGGCATTTCTGTGGCTTTTTGGGCTGCTTGATGAATCCAAGTAGCATCGAATGACCTCCAGCCCTTAAAAATGATGGTTTCTAGCACTTGGTCTAGTGGCATCTTGGCTAATTCAGCTTCTTTGATAAGCCTTGTAAGAACTCGGTCTGTAACTGGTGCTTTTAATCTTTTTCTATAAACCAAAAAATCAGACCATAAATCATCACTCACTCCGACAGGAGTGGGTATAGTTTTTATATGGTTCTTGGTTATTGGTTCTTGGTTCTTGGTTGGCATTGGGGGGTGTTTAAGGGGGGTAATAGGGGGGCTATCGCTACCCTTATGCCACCTTAATGCTGCACCTTTGCGACCCCCATCCTTCATAGCTTTGTATTTAGCTATTTCTTCATCAGCTCGCTTTAAATGCCAGGCATTATCTTGATAAATAAAAAATTCGGTAAGAATTGCGCCAACAATTTCAAAGCTAGACCTAACCTTGCGAGCCAGTTTTGATGTATCGGTAAAGGGTTCTTCAGTCTGATAGTAAAGGTCTATCATGCGCCTATAAGCTAAATCTTCCTCATCGGTCAAATGGCTTGTATGGCTCAAATAATCCCCAATATGGAATGGGTAAAAGTTCATCACTTAATCCTTTTTAAATAGGTCTGGTCTTAGCATCTCTCTGGTCAATTTGTAATTTGAAAGCTCCTCAATAGTCTTTAAATACTTAAATGGGATGTTGCTTTGACCCCACAAATATATGGTATTGGGCTTTACATCCAGCTTTTCAGCCAAGTCTTTGAGTGAGCCAAATTCAATCTTTAATAAATCCATTGGGTTCATATGATTCCTTTCTTAGTTTTGGGAACTATACCATAAATCTTTTAAAAACATTAAAAAAATGTTGTATTAGGGAAACTCCCTATAAAAAAGTTGTTGCAATCTGTTTTTTTCATGTATAGTTACACCTATGCAATAAATTTTTTTAACAAGTGATGAAGGGAAGTAAAAATGAAACTACTAGATGCAATCGGTGTAATTCTTTTAGGTGTATTGCTAGCTGCAATGTTTATCTACGGAGGGTTTTAATCATGGGTATGTCTAGACACGATGCTTACTATGAGCCTGATGACTACGATGATCGCACCGATGAGATCGAGGCAAGAGCTTGGGAACTAATGAAAGTTGGTGGCAAGTTTGATTACAGAACTTCAGGTGCAATATCAGAAGCCCTTGGTGACATGGGAGTAAAAGATTCTGAAAATTTACAAGCTGTGATTGATTCAGGTGACCATGAAGCCTTGGGTCGAAAACTAATATCAATGGCTTGTGAATACATGGAAGGCCATGCCAAATCTGTAGCAGAATTTGAAATTATTGATTGAGGAGAAAGTGATGACTACAAAACCTACAAAACCAGCAGCAATAGATTACAAAGAAGATGCAATTTGGAATCGATTTAATAAAGATGAGGCCCTGATTTCTCAGCTAATCATTCTTAAAAAGTATCTTGAAAATGAAGATTCCATCAAAGGCCATGCAGTATCAATGCTTGATGGATTGGTCGATAAATTGATTTGCGACCAGATTGATATGATTTCTGAAGCCAAAATACCATACTAAGGAGTAAGTGATGAAAACTTTTAATGAATTAAGACTTATCAATGTCAATGAACATACAGAAAGAAAAGGTAAATTTACCTACCTTTCTTGGACTTGGGCAGTAGACCAGCTTCTACAAAATGACCCATCAGCCACTTGGACTTTTGGTGACCCTGTTTACTTCAATGAATCAGTAATGGTTTTTTGCACAGTAACCGCTATGGGTAAGTCTATGACTTGCCAAATGCCTGTTATTAACAATATGAACAAGGCCATCTCCAACCCTAATGCAATGGATGTCAATACCGCTATGATGCGCTGTTTGGTTAAGTGCATTAGCTTGTTTGGCATTGGTCTATACATTTATGCTGGTGAAGATTTGCCTGATGAAGAAATGCTTGATTTAACAGCAGAGGCCGACAAATGGGTTTTAGCTATTAGTGGAACTAAGACTATGGATGAGCTTAAAGAAATCTATGGCGCAGCTTATAAAGCTCTCAGCAAAGACAAAACAGCAGTAGAAAAGATTGCTAGTGCCAAAGACCTTCAAAAAGGCACTTTAATGGCATTGCAAGCATGAGCTGGGCCGATAAAGTAGCCATTACAACAGTTGCAATAACTGCTGTAATTTTGATGACAATGATTAGATTAGCGATTAGATTGGGGGGTATATGACTACTTTTACTACTGAAGATAGGGTTGCTGTTGAACAAGGCACAGATGCCTGGCATCAACTTAGATTGGGCAAGGTTACAGCTTCTAGAGTAGCCGACATATTGGCTAAGACTAAAACAGGGCCATCCGCATCAAGACAGAATTACCTTATTGAATTAGCTTTACAGCGCACTACAGGCATCATTCAAGAATCTTACACCAATGCAAGCATGGAATGGGGTGTTCAAAATGAGGGAAATGCAAGGGTTTTATATGAAATCACTACCAATAATTTTGTCGATAGAATCGCTTTCATTGACCATCCTAGTATTAAGTGGTTTGGTTGTAGCCCTGATGGTCTTGTGTCTAATGGGGGGCTTGTGGAAATTAAGTGTCCTAATAGCACAACTCATTGGGAGTATTTCAAATTTAATAGACCGCCTCAAAAATATGTAATTCAGATGCAAGCGCAGATGGCCTGCACAGGCAGACAATGGTGCGACTTTGTAAGCTTTGACCCCAGGATGCCTGACCGAAGCCAGTTGCTAATTGTTCGAGTTGATAGGGATGAGGCTTTTATTGCTGAAATGGAAGCAGAAATTAAGAAGTTTTTAGATGAAGTGCAAACCGAAGTAAATTTGATGAAGGGAATTAAAGATGGGAATTGAATATTATTTAAAAGCTGCTGTATCTGAATATACCGACAAAGATGGGCAACAAAAAAAGCGGTATCAAACTGTTGGCATAGTTACCAAAACTAAAAAAGGTGACCTTATGGCTAAAATTGAAATGTTGCCTTTATTGGGTATGAAAGAAGGCGCATTTTGGTGTTATTTAAATGTCCCTGAAGATAAACCTGATACCAAAACTAATAACTTGGCTGACATGGAATCTGATATTCCTTTTTAAGGAGGCATTATGAATGAACATATATGGACTGCATCAGGAACAGATATTACAATTCGGTGGAAACTTCATGGTTGGATTCCACCATCAGAATTGCAAGAATATAAAGATAAATGGAAGTATTACCAAAATTTACCTTTAAGAAATCTAGATGATGCAGCTAAAGAACAGTATGAACAAGTAATGCGAAAAGCTAAAGTATTGAGGATTAAATAATGGCAACTAAATTAAAGGTACTTGTACCTGCTATAAAAGAAAAATCTGGCAAAGTGATAGTGGCTAAGTCAAAAGCTTATAGCCATGATGAACTTAAAAAGATGGTTGGTAAAGCAGCCAAAGGCGCAAAGCATGAATTTGAGCTTTCTAATGGTCGAATTGTGACTCGCAAAGTTGCAGCTAAAGTAGCTGAAAAAGCTGGCGAAGTACCTAAGTCTGTTGGAAAAAAACTTCACAGCCATGATTTGCGAAGGGCTGAAGGCATTAAAAAGAAAAAGATGTAATGACAGATGACCAATGCCTTATGTTTGGCCTTGCCATAATATTTGGCTTTGGCATCATTATTTTGTATTTAATCGGACAAGACTATGACAGATGAACCAGTTCCATTTGGAGGGAACTTAAAGACTCCATCAGATGATTGTGAAGAGGCATTCTTTGCGCTTTACCCAGACTTTTTCTATGAAGGCTCTACGGCCCTTAATTTATGGACTCAGGCTTGGTTTAATGCATTAGATTGGGTTGAAGATAATAAAAAACTAATTCAGCTTATATGAGAAAGAAAAAAATTCGAGTTACCTATGAATCTAGGTATAAAGAATTACTTAAAGATTATCAAAATGTATTAGATAAAATGGGAAAACAAACTGTCAGAATTATTAAGCTTCAAAAGCTAATTCGAGAAGCCCATTCTATTATGATGAATCATATAGACTTCAAAGAATAAAGGCAGTTAAGCCTACACTCAAGGATGCAACAAGTAAGGGCTTTTTAGGCTTTCGACCTTACAGTTAGTAGTTGCCAAATTGATGCCTTTATGCCCCTAATATATCCATAGCTTTATGGATTTTATTAATTCGGTCATCTAGGCCTAAAGTACCACCATTGATGCGCTTGGTCATAGTATTCCAATCTTCAGCCTCAGCAAGGGCATTTAAGCCCTTTTTGTTCCAAAACCAGCCAGCAGATAGGCAAGCCCACTCAGGCTCTAAAAGAAGGCTTGGTTCGCTTGTAAAAGGCTGTCCTAAGGCATCGCCACATACTTGGTAATTAGACCGCCCTGTTAGCTGTATAACCCCTCTGCCATGAAACTTCCAGCCATCGCCATCTTGGGTATTGCCAAGGTCGGCTCTACCGCCATAAACCTTGTTTGCAATCATTTCAGGGTTGTTTGCATACTTTTCGGCAGTATTGGCATCAGGGAATCGAGAGGGCCATACTCGCATCAAAGCCCCTGCGCTGTAATGAAGGTTTTCTTCTAAGGTTTTAAAGTTATTAGATTCATGCTGACATTGTCCAATAAAGGCAGCTTGTCGCTTTGGAGTATCTATGCCATATTTGGAAAAAGTATCATTTAAAGGTTTAAGCCATTTTTGGTCTATGCCAAGGGCTTGTAATTGCTCATTCGTCATTATCTGCTTGCCCTATTTTCACACCAGCTACCAACCCTACGAATGCACCAACCACCATTTGAAAGGCTGGTGTAATAGCTTCAAAAATTTTAGTATTGTCTATTTTATCGACAAAAAGACCTACAAGTAACACTCCCACCATAGACACAAGGATGAGAGTAAGTGTAATGGTAGCAAGTAAAGTGACATAAGCACTAAGTTCTTCTTTTTTCATTTGATTGCATCATATTGTTTATAACAAGCATCTAACCCTGCTCTTATTGTGTCTGCTCTGGCAGCTTCCCTGATAAGAAATTTTGCATCCTCGGCATAAAGGGTTGCCCCAGTTCCACCTTGTCCATTGCTGGCTTGGTCGGTGCGACTACTGCGCTTCCGCAGCTCGCTAATAGCATCGACAAGCTGGTTATTAATAGAATTGATTTGAGCATCTTTTGCCTTTCTAATTTCATCGGTAGCAAGCTGGGCTTCTCTTTCTTTCTTTTGAGTTTCTGCTATTTGGTCTGCTTTGTATTGAGCAAACCGACTAGCTTCAAAACTATAGCCCATATACCAAGAGCCAACTAATGCAATAACTGCTGCGCCAATCTTTATCCAAGTGAAAATGGGCAAAGGAAACATTACACAAGCCTTGGGCTAAAAGCAAAAGTAGCAGGGTAATCTTTGATTAGCTCTGTATTGTCATGCCATTGGTCAGGGGTAATAAAGCCAGGCTCAACTAAAGCTTTAATGTTCCATCCAAAGTTTAAATATAGAGTTTTGCCAAACATAGGCTTGTATAAGACCCATTGCCATAAACCATGACCTTTGACCAGTATGCTTCCAGGCTTAGTTGGGCTGCAATCTAAATCGCCTGTGTAACTCATGCCTGTAGAACCATCAAAGGTTTTAACTGCAAAGCCATAAAAAGGATTGCGCCAAAGCCAATGAACTTCTGACCACCAACAAGGAGGAAAGTTAACTTTAAATCCATCATCACCCCATAAACTATTGTCAGGGGTTTGAAACCAACTTAACCAGCTAAACAGTCTTGGCTCTGTAGCTTTTGCGGTTGCATTGTTAATCCAGCCATATTCGCCCTTACAAAATATAGGCAAAATGAAAGCCAATGGGTAAGTTAAAACTGTGCCAATAAGATTAATAATGACTAAGAATGGATAAAGTATGTAGCTCATTGAATACCTTCGCTGGTTTTAAATCTAAGAATAGCAACAACTATTCCAATTAATACCAAAACTAAACCATAGTATTTATCAGAAATAATATTTTGAAGGTTTGAAAAGTTATCATACAAAGCCCCAAATATAACAAGGGCCAAAGAAAACCACATAGTTTTAGAACTATGAACTCTTTTCATTTTCTAACAAAAAATATATCTGTTAAAAAGCTAATTACAGCACCAACAACAGAGGCTACACCCATTAAAGCCCAAAGACTGCCTTTAGACCTTTCAGCCATAACTAACAGTTCTTTTAAATCTTTTCTAATTTCAGTAAGTTCTGATTCCATAGACTCAACTTTGTTCCATAGAACACCATAGCGCACTAAATCAATAGAGCCTCGGTCATCCATTATGAACTCCATGTAGCAATCGGTTGTTTTGGGAATACAGGATTAGCTACAGGATTAACAGCATAACCTCTAACAATATTGCGATAAGCAATAAATTCAGCTTGATTAGTCAAATAAGGGTTATTTGTAGTGCTGGCAACATCAGGAATAGTGGCCCAATCTGTTGCATATAGCAAGGCACTAGCTTGTTGTTGGCAAGCAGCATTAGCAGCATTAGCATTCAAAATAGCTATTTCTGCATCACAAGCAGCTTTTGTAGGCTCTGCAATATCGGTGGAATACCATGACAAAGTTTCAAAATCATTGTCATTGGTCATGCTCCATTTAGCATTAGGGGTCAATGCTGTAATAGCATCTGCATAAGTAGCACTCATGATTCGTAAATCTCCAATAATGTAATGACAGCAGTTGCACCTAAACCAATATTACCTAAGTTTTTATTATAAGTAAGAGTTCCACCGCCTGCTGCCATATAAACTGTATAAGTTGTAGAAGCAGTAGTATTAGGAGTATCTAAATAAGAAAAAGAATTAGATGCTAATGTTTCGCCACCACTAATACTTCCCATAGTTGTAAAGACTGAGCCTGAACCAGCAAGGTTTGTAGTATTGCGATAAAGAGTAAATCCACTAAAGTTACCTGTAGAGCTATCAGCCCCAAAGCTAACTAAAGCTAATATTTTGCTATTTAAAGAGCTAGGAGTAATAGTAGCTGTATGGCCTGTAGTTACCAATGAGTTAGAAGTAGTGGATGCAGTTGTTGTAAATGTTTGCTGAACCATCTGAACAATGACTCCAGGGGCAGTTAATGCTCCTGTTACCGCCAATGTTCCTGAAACTGTAGCATTACCTATAACAGGCAAAGTACCACCTACTACATTCAAAATGCCATATAAATTGTCATAGGTAGCAATTTGATTATTGCCTGAATCAGTCAATACAAATTTATATGAATTTCCATTTGTTAACCAAATCTCTTGTGGAGGCCTGCCATCTGTTCCTAAAACAATAGGATTAGCATTTGCTGTGCTTCCTGAAGAAGTTGTATAAGTTGCTAAAGGAGTGCTTGAACCAGCTTGGTATGTATATAAAAGACCGCCAGCTAAAGGTAATCCTGTAGTTGTAAAAAATTGAAATCCATTACCAATGGGAGATAGTAAGACTGACATTATTGTTCCTTATATGTTGGATTTCCAGATAATAAGCCTCTAAGAGCTGTAGCTGGAACATTTTTAGTTCTAGATTCAAATTTAGGTATTTCACCCAATCTCATCATATCGGCAAGTTTAGCTACAGAATTATTCTTATTAATATTAGCAATTTGTTTTGCGCCAAAAGTGCTTCCAGATAACAAAGCAGCAGATAGATTTCCGCTTAAAGCATGAGTTCCTACTGTGCTTAAAACACCCATTACAGTATCAGGAGCAAATTTAGAAATAAGGTCTAAAGTTTTTTGAGTTGCGCTTCCTTTAGCAACTTGTTTTATTGCTTCTTGTTCTTCAGGTGTAAAAAGCCTCATGCGCTTATCATTTTTTGCCAAACTGTTCATTTGGTTTTTTAATGATGTTGATAAACTTTGATTAGTAAATTGAGCATCATTTACCATGTCATCAAAAATTTCAGCTTTTTTAAGTCTGGAATATTGAGTTCTAGCATCTTTCCATGCTTGAGCACCTTGAGGATTTCCAGCAGTTAAGTGTTGGTCTGGCGCATTTAAAACATAATCATCAAATTCATCTTTTAATTTTGAAGCCAACATTCTCACTTTAGGATTGCTAGAAACTTGCTCTCCAGCAATAATTTCTCTTAAAGCTTGTAACTCTAAATAATCTTTTGGCCTAGATGTATTTTTTAATTCATCTAATGCGCCTTTAATTCCTGAATAAGTGCTTGAATTTTCAGCATATCCAAATTGCCTTAAATCTTTACCAACTTGGTCCATATGAGCCGCGAATTTATCTGGAGCAAATTGAATGCCTGATTTTTCAGCTTGGCTATAAAGATTTTTTGCGGTAGCAGCAAGTTGTTCTTGAGAAGGCGCATTTAAAGACCTTTGCTTTAATGAAACTCCAAAAGGTGCGCCAACAGTAGCCCCAGCAAGCATAGCCAAATAGGGGTTGTCAGTTTTTTCATAAACAGCTTGTCCTGCCACAGCAGAAGGAATTGCAGCAGCAATTTGTGATTTAGGTGCAGCAGCAGCAGATTCAGCAACTCCTCTTACAAAAGGAGAAGCTGCTGTAGTAGCTAATCTAGTAACAGCAGGTAGTTCTGCAGCAGTTCCACCCATTGCACTACCAGCAGTTTCAATCATTCTTTCTGGGCCAGTTTGCGCTACAGGCAAACCAAGTCTAGTCATGTATTGTTGGATTAAATCGCTTGGCATTCCTAATTTAGGAATATTAGTGCCTGCAAATTTGTTTATGCCACCTGTAACAGCATTAATACCAGTATTTAATACATCACCAACAGGAAGTGCAACAGAGCCTACAAGAGCACCAGCAGGGCCTGCCAAAGTTCCACCAACAGCAGCACCAGTTACAGCAGGAGTAGCACCTCTAGCAAACAATCCAGCAGCTCTAGGCAAAGTTAAATTAGGCTTTGGTTGTAGTTCTGATTCTGGAATATTGGTACTTCCAGGCAAAGATTCTGGGCTTACAAAAAGTTTATTGTTTTCAGCAAGGTTTACACCTTCTAAAACTTTATCAAGATACTTTTCTGGGTCTTTAGTTTTAAATCCACCATAAGCTTTCATGGCCTTTACATAATCGCCACCATGCTCTTTATGCAGTTGGCTAATGTAATAGTCCATTGCAGCTCTAGCTTCATCTTTATTGAATGGATTAAACTCCACTCCTTGTTTGTGAAGCATGGCTACAGTTTCAGGCATAAATTGGCCTAAACCCATCGCACCAGAAGTAGGATTTACAGCAAGCGGATTGCCAGAACTTTCGGTTTGAATAACATTTTCCAAAAGCTTTGCTGGAGTTCCATAGCTTTTTTTAGTATCAAATTTGTTTGATTCTGGAGGTGTATAACCAGAAACTTGAACACCAGGTTTACCTGTTCCAGTTTTACCAGAACCAGGTAAAAGCGCAGGTGCTGCTAATGAATCTGGGTCTACAAAATCTAAAGCCATTATTTGCCCCTAGTAGCAATACCATTAATAACTCGCAAATCTTCTTGAGCTTTTTTATATCTTTCTGATTTTTCCCCACCAAGTTCTTTGGTAATTTGAGTCAATCCTTGTGGGTCAATGCCAGCATTTCTCTTGGCATCAGCCAATCTAATAGAGTCTAAATTTAAATTAGAGTTCCATTTTTGCTGATAATCATTCGCATAGATAGGGTTGTTATTGCTAATTGTTTGTGACTTGTCTACACCATGATTAAACATCTGAACACCATAAGCCAATGCTCTGTTATATCTAGAAGTATATTGAATGGCATCTGGATTCCAAGTAGTCTTACCTGCTGTTTGAACAGCTTGTTCAATTTGCTTCTGAGTACCGCCAGTAACACCCATTTTTCCTGCGCCATAAGCAGGATTTTGTGACAACAAATTGGTTTCATTGGTCAATACATGGCCCAAAATATCATAGTTTGCTGCAGGATTTCTAGTATTAAATTCAGGAATGCCAACATAGTTTCCTTTAAGAGCATTCCATAATTGAGCACCTTGACCAGTATCGGTAACTTGAGATAGTTGAATAGCTTGATTAGCAGCAGATTCAATCTGAACAGCTTTACCAGCTTGCTCTCTTGAAGTATTTACTAAATTATTACCAATTTCTAAATTGGTTGAAGTTTGAGGTGAAAGAGCAGAAACTGCTGGTCTTTGCTGATTTGCAGGTTTATTCATTTGGTCAGGTGTAACACCGCCTTGACCACCACCGCCTACAGCAGAACCACCTACTTGACCGCCACCACCTACTAAATACTTTGTGCCTGGAGGCAAGCCAGAATTGTCCCCAGGTTGAGCAACAAGCTCTGTGCCTGGTGTTAAACCTAATGCAGTTGCTTGGCCAGCTTGAGTTCCTGGTGTTTGAGAGGAAAGTAATTGATTTCCTGTAGCCAAAGGAGCAGTAACACCACCAAGATTGGTTTGAGATGCTTTTGGATAAAGTGCATCTAATTGACCTTGTGCATTTAAAGACCTAGCCATACTTTGTGCAAGCCAAGCTTTTAATTGAGATAAATTTCCACTTGCAGGAAGCCCTGCTAAAGCTTGTTGAACAGCAGCATCAGGAGTTCCTGCATTTTTTGCATGAACTTTTACTGAATCAATAATATCTTGAGCTGTTAAATCAGGCTTATTAATGAGCCTTTGTTGGTCTTGAATAGTATTGGTTAAATGAGCCTGAAAGTTTTGTAATTGCGAAGTATTTGCTTCAGCAGTTGCCTTTCTAGCATTGGCTTGCCCTTGTTCAATTTCAGAAGGCAATAAAGCTTTCTTTTTTTGAACTTCAAGATTTTTTCCAGTAAGGTCAAGAATATCTCCCAAAGAAGTAGCTTTAGGAGCATTTTGATTTCCATAAATACTAGGGTCAATAGTTTGACCTAATTGTGGAACTGAAACTCCGCTTGTGCTGATTGCCATAATTTATTCCTAAGCTATTTGAATTGGTGTAGATGGAGCTTGAATACCAAATCCACCACCTGTTCCACCAGAACCATAATAATTTGGGCTTGAATTACCAATGGTGTTTAAACTTGTTCCACCGCTAGGTATAGAAATTGGTGCATTATTACCACTATTCATTGCGCTATAAGCACCCATAGTGCCTATTGTATTGGCTGTGCTACCATAAATATTGCCTTGAGCAATTTGAGAAGCAGCAGTAGCATTGGCTGAACCTATTCCAAGATTTGCCACATTAGTTGCTGTTCCTAATTGAGCATTAGACTGTCCAGTTGTACCTGCAAGACCTAAATTAGCATTTGCCAAATCAATAGCAGCAATATTGCCTCTTTGAGCTTGAAAATTATTAAATGCATTTTGATAAGCATTTTGAGCATAATTTTGGGTATAGTCACTTAGTGACTTTAAAGCATTTCCACCTATAGCACCGCCAGAAGCATTGCTGGCATTTAAATTGGTCTTTTGTCCAATATCTAATCCAAAAGCATAATTAGGAGCTAAATTAGCATTTAAATCTTGATTGCTAAATTGTTCATTAAAATAAGGATTGCCAGAAGTAAGGCTTGCTAATGGAGTTGCGCCATAATTAGCATAAGGAATAAAATTTTGAGATGCTGTATTTCCAGCAGCAAGTATATTACTTTGCTGTTGTGTAGCAGCATTTGCTTGAGTTTGAGCAGCATTTTGTTGCCCTTGACTAGACAAATAACCTGCTGCAACTGAACCTACAACTACTGCTGTTGCGACTCCTGACATTTAATTTCTCCTTATTGCAAGATTTAGGGCTTGACGATAATCAATAGTAATTTCTTCCCCCAAATTACCGCCTTGGCATCCATTTATAGCCTTATTTGCCACTAAATCAATATTGCCATTATCCCTCAAAACCATAATTCCATTAGCATTTTTTGCATGATTTGTATATCTTCCTACAGGGGTTCTTTTGCCATCTATGCGAGCTGGAGCAATTACCTCTCCTTGAGCAATATTTCCTGTAGCAAATACACCTTTTCCATCAATTCTTGAATTAGCAATCATCATTTTGTAATTGCCAAAAGGCATGGGAATTTGGTCATCCATGTTTTCTGTCTGTTTTCTAACAGTTTCATGGTCAAAACCATATTCAGCAATAGCTAAATAATAATCAGCTACATCAGAAGAATGGTCTAAAGTTAATAATAAATTTTGAGCTTTTTGATTTTCTTGCCAAGTTATGCTTTTTTCAAGAAACATAGATTCAAGCTTTTCTACATCGGTTTCCAAAGTCGCATAAACATTTTGCCAAACCATTTTTTCATGAATATATCCAATTTTTCGACCTGGCTTTGAAACAAAAACTTGAGGAGCAATTAATTCATTTTTTGAGCCATCCTCATTGACCATTGTTACTCTACCAGAAATCATTATGTTTAAATGTTCGGTTTTTTGATAATGACCTATGGACAATGTACCAGCAGGAATGGTGACTTCTCGGATGTAGATATTAGGGCCAAAGCGATGCACTACAGGACAATCTACTTGTTCATGCTTTAAAAATTCAGCTTCTAATTGCTGAACTTTTTCTTCAGTTATAACTTGTAAACTAGACATTGTAATAAGGAACTTTATAAGGCTTACCAGCAACAGTAATATTGATAAATCCAGCAGGGTTAGTAGGCAATACTGCTGCGCCTTTGGAAGCATTAGGCGAGCTACTAAAATTTAGTAAATTCAAAAAATACTGTTGCCAAGACCTAGTTGGCATCTTTGTAGACTCATCTAGCAAAGGGGTCTGTGGATAAGGATTTAATTGAGAATTGCCATAAATCTGATTTGCCATTAGTTTTCCCCTTCTGTAGCTTTAAGGTTAGCTGACACAATTACAGCCTTAATAGGGTCAGAAACCGATACCTCAAAGATTCTATCCCTAGACCAGCCTAATCTGCGCCAAATAGCTCGATTTTGATATTTGCCAATTTTGCCAATACTGACCCAATGTTCATTAGACCAAGTAGAACCGCCATCATTTGACCATCTGAGCATTGCTTGTGGGTTTTTTCCTTGCCCTGTAGATAAGCCTACACCAGGCTGAAACTGAATTTGCATTTCATCAAAATATTGCCTTTGCAAGTCAGTTACTAAATGAGGGCATCTTCGCAATCTGCGAATTTCACCGCCATTGTCTGTGTAGTTATTAGGGTCTAACTCATAAATATTGCCATTTTGCCAATCCCCTACAAGAACCATATCTTGAAAGTTTGCTTGGCAATTTGACCGATGGCGATGGTAAACATTATTGGAGTCTACCCATAACCACTTATGCCACATTTGAGTGGATAAGTCATAGCACCAAGTCAAATCAAGGGTTGGGAAAGAAAGAACATAAAC